AACAGGACACACCGGCCGGCCAAAAGGGGCCAAAAAAGGGCCCCCACCAAAAGAAAAAAAACCTGGATCAGGCCGCCGGCACCAGGGTGACCCAGTAGCGCGTGCGGTACAGTAGCTGCACGGGCAGCAGCTGGGCCAGGTTGTGCAGCACGGCCTCGGTGTCGGCCAGCTGGAAGGCGCCCGTGAGGCGCAGGCCGGCCACGGCCGGGTCGCAGCGCAGCAGGCCGTGGCGGTAGCGGCCCAGTTCGGCCACAAAGGCATCGAGCCGCACATCATCCACGGCCAGCACGCCGCGCGCCCACTGGCCGGCGCCGCTGGCCGCGGGCGACACGGCCCCGACCTGCCCGCGGTCGAAGGCGGCCTGCTGGCCGGCCTGCAGGCGCTGCACCGTGGCCGCATCGCGCGGGCGCAGTTCCACCGCGCCCTGCAGCACGGCGACCTCGCTGCGCTCGCCTTCGGTGCGCACGGTGAAGCGCGTGCCGATGGCGCGCACCCGGCCCTGGGGCGTGGCCACCACCAGGGACCGGTGCACGGGTTGGGGATCGGGCGCGGTTTCGACCCAAATCGCCCCGGATCGCAGGTGGATCCTGCGCTGGTAGCTATCAAATTCGATGTCGACCACGCTGGCCGTGTCCAGGGTGAGGCGGCTGCCGTCCTCCAGGATCCAGCTGCGCCATTCGCCCGTGGCCGTGGCGTGGCTGGCCGTCCAGCGCTGCCAGGGTTCAGTGCGCCAGGCCAGCCAGCCTGCGGGCGCGGCCACCATCAGCGCCACCAGGGCACGGGCGGCGTCGCGGCGCGCCAGGCGCTGGGGCCGGCGCAGGCTGGCACTGCCCAGGGCGGGCGGCACGGCGGCGGCGCGCTGGCTCACGGCCAGGGCGCGTTGCCAGGCCAGCTCGTGCGCGGGCGCCTGGGCGCGCCAGGCGGCGCAGGCCCGGTGGTCGGCGGCCGAGGCATCACCGGCGTGCAGTTGCACAAACCATTCGGCGGCCTGCAGGGCCACTTCGCGCGACAGCGGAGCCGGCGCAGCGGGGGAAGGCACGGCCGGGTTCATGGCGCCAGCAGAATGCATTCGGCCATGGCCTGGGCCATGTAGCGCTTGACGGAGCGCAGGCCCATGCCCAACTCCTCGGCAATGGCGGCATAGGTCAGGCCGTCCACCTGGGACAGCACGAACACGGCCCGCACCTTGGGCGGCAGGCCGTCGAGCAGGGCATCGAGTTCCTGCAGGGCCTGGAGGATGACCAGCTGCTGCTCGGGCGACGGGGCCTGGGGTTCGGGCAGCGCGGCCAGGGCCGCGAGGTAGGCCTGCTCCAGCGACTGGCGGCGCAGTTGGTTGATCAGCAGCCGCCGCGCCACCGTGGCCAGGTAGGCGCGCGGCTCGCGCAGCGGGGCATCGTGAAGGGAGTTGAGATAACCAACACCCACGCGGCGCGAAAAATCGGGATTTTTGGGGATGTAGGGGAATAGAACGAAACGGGCCGATGAAACGACGTTACAACCCGTGTAACGCAAGCGGCCCGATCAGGAACCCTCGGAATCGGGCTGCGGGCCGCCCAGCAGGTCGAGCTGTCCCGGAGCTGCCTCGGCCTCGCGCCAGGCCCTGATGCGCTCCCTGATCCGATCCAGCAGCTTGCGCATGCCGCGCGGCGTCATCTTGAAGTGGCGGGCCACCTGGTCGATGTTGCCGCCAGTGTACATATCCCACGCTTCCAGTTCTTTCAGGGTCAGCTGGTAATGCTCATCCTTCGGGAACGTGATGGACTGGCCCGCCCAGTACTCGCCCAGGAAGTCCACGATGAACGCCGCGACGAGCTGCGCCTGATCGGCGGCAACCCCCAGCTCCACAAGCTGGCGGGCCACCACGTCGAGCAGCTCTGCGAACAGCTCATGGCGCTTGAGCAGCGCCCGCGATAGCTCATGCTTCATTGCGGACTTCCCTGGCCGGCATAGCGGCCAGATCGGCCGGTATGGGACGCTGCAGCAGCTTCGTGAGGTCCTCCCAGGCCCACCAGTGCAAATCGAAGCCGCGCTGGTCCGCAAGACAGTTCCGAGCTTCCTGCAAGCGTGCCAGGTCGAACTCATTCAGGGGAGAGGCACGATGCAGCGCTGCCACCTCGTCGCACAGCCGCTTCACGACTGCAGGCAAGAAGCGCATGGCCCAGGCCTTTAGCGACTCGATCAATACCTCGGAGCGATCTCGATAGTCCGGCCGGTCACGGCGCACACCGTGAGCGAAGCGCAAGTCGTCCACCTTGACCGTCCGCTTCACGTAACCCGCCAGGGCCTGCTCGCTCGGGTCCTTCACCACGCCGAGCTCGTGCAGGAACAGCCACAGCGCCCGCACCTTGCGATGTGTCGGCTCCACCGACAGCGGACGCCGCGAAGGCCCCTTGCGCAGCTTGAAGCCCGCCTGCTCAAAGCGCACCAGCGCGGCTTTGAGCGCCGTGTAGCTCATATCAGCGGCCGAATCGTGCCGCCCTTCTGACGCGGCGCGCAGCAGCTCTCGATAGCCAGGCTCATCCATGCGGCCCGCACGCTCCAGATCGCGTCGGGCCACGTGCACCAGCTTGATAAGGCGGGTGCGGCCGGCTTCGGCCGAGGGCTTCTTGGTGTTGATCGTCATGGCATCTTCATCCAGGTGGCTCACCACAGCCCCCAGCGGGGCGAGGGGCTGCAGAAAGCCGGCTGGATCAGTTCAGGGCGTCCTTGAACGCCTTGCCCGCCGAGAACTTCGGCGTTTTGCTGGCCTTGATCTTGATGGGATCGCCAGTCTTCGGATTGCGGCCCGTGCGCGCAGCGCGCTTGGTCACGGTGAAGGCGCCGAAGCCCACCAGCGTGACGGACCCGCCCTTCTTCAGCGTGCCCTTGATGGCCTCGGTGGCCGCATCCAGGGCGGCACCGGCTGCGGTCTTGGAAATACCGGCCGCGTCGGCCATGCGTTCGATCAGATCAGACTTGTTCATTGAGTGCTTTCAAGAGTTGAGAGAACCCGGTGTTGACGGACACCGGGAAACCGGGGCGCTCGACGGAAAGGAGACGCCGCGCCCTGCGGTAGTTGGTTGATGGCTCGGGCACACACCGCTAATCCCACCGGCCTGACGCGCCCCAGGCGGCCGGCGCGCGTAGCGATTCAGTCCCCTTCGTCCATGGGGGTGACCTTCTTGGCGTGCCAGGCGCAAAAGAGCTCCACGAATTCGGCCAGTTCAGCATTCATGCCGCATCGCCTTTCAAGCGCTCCACCCGCTCCAGCGGATAGCGGATGTTGCTGGCCGAGGTGGAATCGCCCATGCTCCGGTAGTGCACCGTGTCGCCCGCGCGCAGCCGGTCATGGCCCATCACATACTTGCCCTTCCAGACGAACCCCTGGAACGGCTCGCAGCCGATCACCTTGCCCTTGGCATCCAGCTCCCAGCGCAGGAAGTCCTGGCCGTGGTCCGTGAAATGCAGCACCGTGGCGACCTTGTCGAAATGGCGTAGGCGGCGCTTCACCGCAGCCTCCACGGACTTCTGCAGGCCGGGCAGCTTGAGCGCCGCCTCGCACTGCGCGCGGTCGAACCAGTCCACCGCGCGCACGCGGTCCTCGGCCGTCAGGTGATAGAGCTGCCTGCCATCGTGAACGCTTGCCTTGAACGGGTTGTCCATCAGATACCTCCCCGGCGCAGCGCCTGCCGCTTGAGCACCGCCGCCTCGGCGGCCGCGCCCGACTCGATGTGGAAAGACCCGTTCGACTTGGGCGCCAGCGACACGCCGCGCCGGCCCATGGTGTCGAGCGTGCGCGGCGTGGAGCCACGCAGCAGGCCGGGCGCGCGGCCGGGCTGCTGCAGACGGGGCGCAGCGCTCGGCCCTGCAGCAGCGCGCGGCGCCACGGTCTGGAACACGTTGCGAACGCTCATACAGCCACCATGTCCAAGGGGATAGGCACATAGCGGCCGGTGTCGCCCACGCGCTCGTAAATCCGCACGTACTGCTTGGTGCCGATCACCTGCACCGACTCGCCGATGGCCTTCATGGCCTCCTTCCAGCGCTCGTCGGTGATCTCCAGCCGGCGCAGCGCCAGGATGCGGCCCACGTTGAGGTTGCCCTCCTTGTCCGTCTGGAACGCCTGCTGCACCAGCACGATGATCTCGGGGCGGCTCCCCTTGGCCCATTCGTTGATGCACTCGTCAATCAGCACCTTGGCCGCCTGCAGGCGCTCGTCGAACATCACGTTCTCCGCCGTGGCGATCTGCAGCTTGAACGCGCCGTCGTAGGTGGGCATTTGCATGGGCAGCATGCGCATCGCCATGGCGTGCTCCTTGGCCGAGAGCGCGCCGACGCGGTGCGCGCTGGCGCCTTGCTCCAGGGCGCGGATGTACTGCTCCGCGCCCTCGGCGACGCCGAGCTGGGCGGCGCGGTAGCGCATGACCTCGGTTTGGGTCTTGCCCTGCAGGGCGGCCTGGTCGCGCAGGCCGGCGAGGAAGCTCTCCTGCGCGGCGGCCGCCTGCTGCTTGGCGGCGGCATTGGCGCGCTGCGCGGCTTCCTCGGCGCGGGCGCCCTCGGCGGCGGCCTGCTGCGCGGCGCGCTGGTTCTGGAGCTGCAGGATCAGGGGCGCGGCCTCGGCGGCAACGCCGGCCTGGGCGGCGCGGTAGCGCAGCAGCTCGTCGGTGGACTTGCCCGAGACCGCGATCTGGTCGCGCAGCCCGGCCAGCAGCGAGGCGCCTGCGGCCTGGGCGGCCTGCGAGGCGCTGGCCGTTGCCATGAGGCCTTCGGCGCCTTGCTGGCCGGCAGCGCGCAGGCCGTTGCCCATGGCCTGCGCAGCCGTCGTGGTGGACTGGATGGCGCTGGACGCCTGCGCGCTGCCGGACCGTACCTGGGCGACGAATGCGGCGTGCGTCTGGCCCGCGCCCGTGTAGGCCGCCGTGTACTGCTGGGTGTTGGCCTGCAGCGTGATTCCGAACTTGTATTCGGTGCTCATGGGCGGTTCAGTCGTCCCGTTTGTTCCGAAGCGGCTTGGCTTCGCTTTCCAAAATGCGTACGTGGAAGAAGACTTCCCGCCGCTTCGATTTCTTCACGCCGAGCAGCTCCATGGTGGCTGCGAGGCTCGCGTGGTCTATGCCCTCGTAGAACACGCCGCCCAGGCCGGCGACGATGCGCCACTGGTTCCATGTGGACACGAAGCACTCCCACGCGGGCCAGAGCTCGGGGGGCAGCTCGTATTCATCGAGCTCGGGTTCCGGGGCGCCGTGGGCTTGCGCCGCTGCGCGGGCTTTGTCGGGATCGACGCCGAGCAGCTGCCACTGGGCACGCAGTTCGGCGTCTTCCTCCTCCGCGCTCTGCTGCGCCTGGCGCGGGCTCAGGTACCAGTGCCGGGCTGCCCCTCGGAGTTTTTTTCCAGTTCCTTGTGGTTCGCCGCCTTCTCCTGGGCATCCATGTGGCCGCGCACCAGGGCGGCTTCGAAGCCGTCCCAGTCCTCGCACAGCTCCGCGCGCTGCGCAGGGGAATACGGGGGGATCGGCGTGCCGACTTTGTCGCGGAAGTCCCAGTCCACCAGCACCTCTGCCAGAAACTCGGTGTCGGTGATGGGCTCGGCGTCCAGGTCGGCGCGGATCTCCTTGCGTTCGGCCTCGGTGTAGTGGTCCGCGCTTTCCGCGAGCCGCTGCTCCATGGCCTTGCGGATGTCGGGCGTGCGGCGTGCGGCGCGGATGCGGCGGTCCAGCGCCTTGCGCTCGGAGGTCTTCAGGCGCTTGTAGCGGGCGCGGCCCTTGATGACTTCGAGCTGGCCGTCGTCGCCGGGCAAGCTGAAAGTGACAGGCGCCCAGAAGGCGACGGATGCGAGAACAACGGTCATGGGTAACTCCTTTGGATGGGGGGGAATGCGGGGCGGCAGGCAGTCAGGCCGCGATGGCCCACTCGTCGTTGCCTGCGTCGGTCGGGATGAAGCGCAAGGGCACAGTGATCATCTGGATACCTTCCTGGTCGCTGAACGTGGGCTTGCCGATCTGTGCGGTCTGCGAGCTGATCGCCACGGTGTTGGTGGCCTGCTGGCCGTGGCGCAGCAGCAGCGGCACCTTGGCGGACGCGCGGGCCATCTCGATCCAGTTCTTGGTCGCCACGCTGGTGTTGCGGAAGGTGACGCTGCCGGTGGACACGCGGCCGGTGATTTCCGTGGTGTCCACGTTCATCAGGTCTTGCTTCACGACGCTGTTGCCGAAGTCGAACTGGAAGCTGCTGCAGGCGGCGAGGTAGCCGTCGAGCGAGAGCGTGGAGTTGAGCTTGTTCACGCCCAGGGGGCGCTGGAACGCGGTGTAGTTGACAGCGGGCATCGCGGGCACGTCCTCGACGGGCAGGAAGGCGCCCGTGAATTCGAACTGCCATTTCGGGATCTGCTTGGCGTCAACGGTGGCCTTTGGGTTGCCCCGCGCGCCGGCCATCTTGTAGAGCTGCTTATCGACGACGGCGTAGATCGTCACGCTCTCGATATCGTCCGTCACCGGGGCGAACACCGTGCCCGCGTCCGGATCGCCGGCCGGCGTGTTCGTCACGCTGGCGGCGCATGCGCGCATGAGCGTGGACCAGCCCGGTAGGTCGCCCACGGTGCCCACCCCGGCGAAGCCGACGCTGAATGCGATCTTGCGGTACAGGGTCACCAGCGTGGTTTCCGAGGCGCCGAAGTGCGGGCGGATCACGCCCTGGTCCACTTCATCGCCTTCGATGGGCGTCAGCGTGACGTCGGACACCTCGATGGCGTTCGTGGCCACGGGTACGACGATGGTGCCCACGGTGGCCTCGATGGCGACCAGGACGGCCATTTTCTTGATGAACTTGGGTGCGCTCATTGCTGCTCCTCGGTGGTTGCTGCGGGTGCGGCAACGCGCACGCGCTTGCCGTTTTTCATCGTGTAGAGGCCGCCCTGGCCGCTGTAGCTGTCGGCCGGCGCGGTGGGCGCCTTGGGCGCCTTGGGCTGAACCACGGCAGCGGCCACGGGGGCGGCGGCGGCTGCGGTTTCCTGCGCGGGCGTCTCTGCCGGCGCCTGGGGCGGGGAGGTTTTGGCATTGCGTGTGCTCACGGGTTGCTCCTGTCGTAGTAGCCAGAAAATCCAAATTCGTCGGACCACCAGAGGCGGCCGTCACCCTCGAACTGCACGAGTTCGCCGCCGACGAACAGGACGGGATCGCCCATCGACTCGTCGGCGACGAAGCCGATCAGGGCTTGCTTCACGCGGCGGCGCAGGGTCTGGAGATCCACCACGCCCACGGTGCTGCCCAAGTCCACGGCCTGCAGCACGCCGAACAGGCGGTGCTCGATTTGGTCCACGTCGCCCGTGTGGTCCAGGCCCGTCCCGCGCTCGGACAGCGGCACCAGGTAGACGGCAGGGGCTGCGCGGTTGGAGCGCATGGCGGCGTCGAGCGCGGGGGCGTCCTCGATCTCGCGCAACTGGAGGTCGGCGAGCTCGCTGCGCAGGCGCTGGAGGATGGGCTGCAGGTCCATGGCCGGTCAGCGGAATGCGCGCATCTGGTCGCGGCCGAACACGGGCGCGGCGCCGTGGAAGCGCACGTCGGTGGACACGGCATTGGCCGGGGCCTGCGGATCGGCGCCGCCTAGGCTCAGCTTGCCGGCCGCCACTTCGGCCAGGCGCTTGAGCGCGTCGCGGTAGTCGCGCGCCACGGGGTCCTTGGACTCATCCGTGATGCGCGAGCCGTTGAGCAGGTAGCGCGTGATGGCGCGCGCCCACACGGTCAGCATGCTCTTGCCCGCGCTGGTGGGCGCGAGGTCGAGGGGCAGCGTGTAGCCGCGCGTGGCGAGGTAGCCGTCGATCAGCGCGCCGGCCTCGGCCACCGCGTCCTGCACGCGGGCCAGCGCCGCGTCGGCCGCCGCGATCTGCTCGGGCGTCCAGGCGGCGCGGTCGGTGCCGCGCAGCGTGGCGTCCATGAGGGCGTCGTCGCGCACCATCTGGTGCGGCAGGCTGGCGGTCTGGGCGATTTCGCGGGCGCCAGGGCGCTCCGCGAGTTCGGCCGTGGTGATGTAAGGCATGGCTCGGGCGGCGTCAGGTCTTGGTTCCGGCCTCGTCGCCTTCGACCAGCTCGCCGACCTGGTCGGCGGGCACTTCGAGGAGCATCGTCACCAGCATGGGCTCGGTGGTGAGCTGCTTGAACTGCTCCTCGGTCAGCTCATCAAGGGGCACGGTGGTAGTGCCGGACCAGGCGCGGCCGGCGCGGCGGAAGCCATCGCGCTTGGCGATGACCTGGAGCACCTGGCGGGTGGCGCCATCGGGAGCAGCCTTGATGTTGCGATCCGCAGGAGCGGCTGCGCCCTTGGTGGAGGTGGTTTTCTGGGTTGCCATGTCTTTCAGTCCTTGGGTTGCGATCAGGCGGTCAGCCAGGGGCACACGACGACCTTGGACAGGCCGCGCATGACGTTGGTGGCGCCGCCGGCCAGGCGCTCGGCCTGCACGACTTCCAGCGCGGCCTGCTCCAGGTTGGGGGGCACCCAGAGTTCGGCCGAGCGGATGACCAGGGGCTTGCCGTTGTCGCCGCGCAGGCTTTGGTGCGAAGCGCGGGCATCGGCGTAGCTCTGCACGTCGAGCGCCTCCTTGGACGCATAGGCGAGCTGCCACAGGCCCAGGCCGGCGTTGCCCCGGCCATCGGCTCCCCAGACAAACTCGTTGCGATTGAAGACGTTCTCGTCGGTGAGATTGGTCTTCGCGGTGAAGGCGTAGTCGCGCCGCTTCTGGTACAGCACGGGCTTGATGACCTTGGTGGTGTCCAGCAGGAACCACGCCGTGCCGCTGCCGCCCTGGAAGTTGCGCACACTGGCCTGTGAGCCAGGGGTGCCTACCGGGTGGTCGGTGTCGAAGAAGTACTGCCCGTCGTAGCACGGCGTGGTGAAGCCCGCGTTGAGCAGGCTGAAGACCAGCTCGTCGGGATGCAGGGCGGCGTCCTGGCCGAGCTGCTGGATCACGGGCGTGTAGATGCCGTACTGGTCGTCCTCGATTTCCTCACGGCCCACGGCCACGGTGTTTTCGAATGTCTTGTTCTTGATGGCGTAGTCGTGCAGTGCCAGGTTCTGGATCTGGCGCTCGCCGATCCATTCGCGGAAGCGCGTGATCTGGCCCAACCAGGCGTACTTGGTTTCGCTGGTGGTGCTGGGCACCAGGGTGGCGACCTGGCTCCACATGGGGGCCGCCTGCGCGAGCGCGCCACGGAATGCGCCGCTGAATGCCTGGTTGAGGATGGCGAGATTGCTGTGGTTGATTTGCATGGGTTGAAACTCCGTTGCAGTTGCGGGTCAGCGGAAATCGACCCAGACGCCATCGGCATCCACGTCGAACACCTTGCCGGCGCGGCTGCGGGTGTTGGCGCCGTTGGTCTTGGCGACGGTCTGGTCGTCCACGATGAAGCAGTCCTTGCCGAGGTCTGCCAGGGTGATCGCTTCGGCCGCCGCGCTGTTGGCGAAGCGTGCGGGGCGCTTGTCCAGGCGCACGCGCAGCGCGCCGGCCGCGCCGAGGGTGTTGTCGGCCGGGGCCAGGGCGGCGCCCGCGCCGACCAGCGTGGCGGAGGTGGCGCCGGGCACGGCCAGGCCGGCCGCGTTGATGGCGACCAGGGCGCCCGTGAAGATGCGGGCGCCGCCCGCTACGGGCGGCTCGATCAGTACGCCGTCGCGGCGCAGCGTGTTGCGGTCTTGGGTGAGTGCTGCCATGGCTGTGGCTCCTTGGGTTGCGGGGTCAGGCGGCGGCCGAGGTGGCGATGGCGGCGGCGCCGGCCTTGTATTGCTCGGGCGTCAGGCCCATGGCAGTGCACACGGCCAGCTCGGCGGCCGAGAGCTGCGCGTCGCCCTTGGCGGTG